TGTCATCCTGTGTACAGGATACTGCAAGCAGTGTCCATTTTCTACCCCCTCTGTGTCCAGTTTTAGTTTACCACTTCATGTAGAAAAATATTTGTTCTTGAGAGCGCTGAAGATGCAGAAAGTTGACTAGCTAGAGTAAAGAGGGGGCAAATAATCATGGGGATGTCTGATTTAGAGTTGTTGCGGTTAATAAAAAATAATAAGAGAGTTCCTAAAGGGTATGATGAAGAACTTGTCAGTTTGGAAAACAGAGGGCTCATTAGAGGGCTCAAAACGAAATATTCGTCTCAAACAAAAGAGCGTAAACTTATGCTTGCTATATGCATACCAGGACAAACGGAAGTTACAAATCTTGGGGAACGATATATTGAAGATAATGAGGAACGATAGAAGATAAATAGGTTTCTCTTACATGTATATGTAGGCCGTCTGAGTATATTAGGCGGCTTTTCTTATGCCTTCATGAATTGGCGTGGAGGCTTTTTTGATGGAGGAGGTGAGACAATGGCACGACCACGGAAAGAGATCGATAAGAGAGAGTTTGAAAAGCTATGCGGGTATCAGAGTACACAACAGGAAAATTGTTGGTGGTTTGGTGTCACAGATAAAACGCTCAATGCGTGGTGTAAACGAACGTATCACATGAGTTTCTCCGAAGTTTTTAGGCAAAAGCGCGGCGTGGGGCTGATATCTCTGCGTCGTATGCAATTCCAACTTGCAGAAAAGTCGGCAGCAATGGCAATTTTCCTCGGCAAGCAGCGTCTGGGACAGCGGGACGTACAGGCGCACGAGGTGGAAAGTCATGTGAAGGTAGAGGGCAATCCCTTCGAGGGGCTCACGACAGACGAGCTAAGAAAGATGGCGGCAGATGGAGAGAGCACGACTTAGGCATTACGCAAGGCTAGAGCTTGCGCGGCGCGAGTTCTTTTCTTATTGTCGCCTCAAAGCGCCCGATTTCTACAAGCCAGAGCGTCAATATCTCAAAGACATGTGCGATGCGCTTCAAGCGTTCTACGAGGGCGATGACGAGGTGCTTGTCATCAATGAGCCGCCGCGCCACGGCAAAAGCCGAACGGCGCGCATGTTCGTCGAGTGGGTACTCGGCAAAAATCCAAAGGAGAAGATCATGACGGGCTCGTATAACGAAACGCTTTCGACCGTGTTTTCGAAGAACGTCCGCAATAGCATCTCGGAGGTTAAGGCAGATGCGGAGCGGGTTGTTTATGCTGACGTCTTTCCCGGCACGCGCATCAAAAAGGGCGACGGTGCAATGAACCTTTGGAGCTTAGAGGGCGCGTACAGCAACTATCTCGCCACATCGCCCACGGGCACGGCAACGGGCTTTGGTTGCTCGCTACTCCTCATCGACGACATTATCAAAAATGCCGAGGAAGCATACAACGAGAATGTCGCTGAGTGTGCTCTATACGAAAGAGCCGATGGAGGTCACAGAGCCCGCTACGGCGCGTATGCTTGCGGGTGACCGCGTGAACGTCGCCGATATCGAATCCAACTCGGGCGGGCGCGGATTCGCCCGATCCGTCGAGCGGCATCTGCGGGAGACGCACGCAGGCAATCAGACGGTCATCCGACCGTTCCATCAGTCGCGTAACAAGGCGGCGCGTATCCTGTCCAATGCGACGTGGTGTATGGAGCACATCTATTTCCCTGCAAACTGGCGCGACCGTTGGCCGGAGTTTTACGGCGCGCTCATGAAGTACCAGCGTGAGGGCAAGAACAAACACGACGACGCGCCCGATGCGCTGACAGGCATCGCGGAGAAGATAGGACGCGGCGATACATACAGTTTCCAGTGAAGGAGGTGATTTTATGTTTAGTCTACCAAGCATACGAGATTTTTTCCGCGGGCTGATCCGCTGGACGCGCAGCAGCGGAATCACAGAGACTGAATTTCTTGAGCTCGAGATTCGTGCATGGCTCACGTCGAAGAAGCGTGAGAACATGCTGACGGGGAGGCGCTACTATGACGGCATGCAGGACATCTGCGATAAGCAGCGCACGGCCATCGGTGAGGGCGGCAGAGAGCGCACCGTGACGAATCTGCCGAACAGTCGGTTATGTGACAACCGCTTTGCGGAGCTGGTCGACCAGAAGGTCAACTATCTGCTCTCAAAGCCGATTGAGGTTAAAACAGAGGATGAAGCGTTCAGAGAGGCACTTCAACTTGTGTTCGACACGACATTTCATCGGCGTTTGCGCAATACAGGCTCGGACAGCATGACAGCAGGTATCGGGTATCTGCATCCGTACGTATCGGATGGCGTTTTGAAGTTCAAACGATTCAATCCCGAGGAGATTCTTCCGTTTTGGCGGGATGAAGACCACGAGGAGCTCGATTCGTTCCTGCGCCTCTATCCGACCTACGTCTACGAGGGCGCGCAGCCTAAAATAATATGGCGCGCCGAGCACTACACGACGGACGGCGTACGGCGCTACATATGGACGGATGCGCAGCAGCTTATCGCAGACACACAGGAGTCGGAGAGCTATATCACGTATGACGGGCAGCCCATGAACTGGGAGCGCGTCCCTCTGGTCGCGTTTAAGTACAATGCGAAAGAGATTCCTCTCATCTGCCGTGTCAAGTGCTTGCAGGATGCGCTCAATACGCTCGTCAGCAACTTCGCCGACAACATGCAGGAGGATGTACGGCATACGATTCTTGTCATCGAGAACTACGACGGTGAGAATCTTGCGGACTTTCGGCGAAACCTCATCGTTTATGGTGCGGTGAAGGTGCGCACGGACAGCGACAGCGGGCGCGGCGGCGTGAAGACGCTGACCGTCGAAGTTAACGCCGCCAATTACGAGGCAATCGTCAGGATGCTGCGGCGCGCCATCATCGAGAACGGGCGCGGCTTTGACGCCAAAGACGAGCGCATGTCCAATCAGCCCAATCAGATGAACATCCGCTCAATCTACAGCGACATCGACCTTGATGCTGACGGCATGGAACTCGAGTATCAAGCAGCGCTTGAGCAGCTGATGTGGTTTGTGCGCGTGTATCTCGGCATGCGCGGACAGGGCAGTGGAGATGTCGAATTTATCTTTAACAGAGACACGCCCGTCAACGAGTCCGAGGTCATTAACGACTGCCGTGCATCGGTGGGCATCATCAGCAAGGAGACAATCGTCGCCAATCATCCGTGGACAAAGGACACTGCGGAGGAGCTGAAACGGCTGAAACAGGAGGAGCAGGAAGCTGGCATAGACGATTATGCAAATCCGGGCGGTGAATCTCATGACGAAGAGTGAAAAGTACTGGAGCGACCGATTCGAGCAGCTCAAACGCCGTGAGATGGTGAAGGCTGACGCGCTCACCGCGGGCACTGCCCGTATGTATCAAGAGGTGCTGGAAAAGCTCCGCAAGGATGTCATCGATTGGTATGTGAGATATGCCGATGAAAACGGATTGAGCCTTGCCGATGCACAAAAACAGCTCGATGCACGCGAGATGAAAGCATTCAAGCTGAAACTCGAGCATTATGTCACTCTCGCCAAAAAGAAGGGGCTGCCGGAGCGGTATCAAAAGATGCTCGAACAGGCATCAATCCGCGCGCGGCTTGACCGCAGTCAGCAGATTTATATTCAGACGGCGCATCATATTGAGATGCTGGCGAACCGGCAGAATCTTGACCTGACCGAACTGCTCGCGAATGTCTACGGGGACAGCTACTACAGGACGGCGTACGAGACGCAGCAGGTGAAAGGTTTTTCGCCCTTTCGGCAGATCGGTCAAGAGCAGGTCGACATAGCAATTTCAAAGCCGTGGGCGCCCGATGGCAAGGATTTCTCAAGCCGTATATGGGAAAACAAGGATCAGCTGATTCAAAACCTTCATGTCGACCTCACACACGCACTCATGACGGGCGGCGGCACAATGGCAATCGCCGAGGGAACTGCCAAGCGTATGAACACGTCGTTCTTCAACGCGCGGCGCCTTATTGAGACCGAAACCGCGTATGTGCAGGAAAAGGCAGCGTTTGACTGCTATAAGGAGCTCGACGTCGAGCAATATCAGATTCTCGCGGTGCTCGACCGCAAGACGAGCCGCATCTGTCGAAAGCTCGACGGCAAGGTGTTTGAGGTAAAGGATGCAAAACCGGGCGTAACCATGCCGCCGTTTCATTGTCACTGTCGCACGACGACGGTGCCGTACCTCGAAGAACTCGAGGGGGCGGATATCGAGACAACACGCGCCGCTCGAGACCCGGATACAGGGAAAACGGTGTTTGTGGAGGGTGACTTGACCTATGAGAAGTGGTATAATCAATATGTGAGAGAGCCTTTGACGCGTGCAGAGGAAGGGGCTGTACTCAGATACATCGGGAGCGATGCGTACAGGCTAAATGAGAAGATACGAAACCGAATGCCTCTTACGGCTGATGAAACAGAGTGGACAGCGACCCTTGATAGAGCGCTTAACAAGGTGAAGGTATATCGAGGCGACCTGTCGCGCAGCATTACCTTTTACGGAGATGATGCCGTACAGGAATTTCTCGCGCGGCATCCGGTAGGGCAAACGGTTAAATATCCGGCTTATACGTCCATGACCGCGAAGGAAGAACAGTATAACCCTGCCGGACAAGTGCAGCTGTTTGTTCTCAATGCGAAGCATGGGCGTGATATACGGGACATCAACACCAGTGAGCAGGAAGTCTTGTACTTGCGGGATAGCAGATTTAGGGTTAAAAGCGTGAAATCAGTTGGGAGACAATATCATATCTATTTAGAGGAGATATCCGATGAGTGAGAAACAACTTTTCACGGATAGGCGCTGGACAGACCCGCCTGTGGTGATGCCGGGGGAATACGTTGGCGTATCAAAAAACGACGAGCTAGAAGTTGCGGCATTTAGGCTTTGCAAAGGTTTCGTTACACAGGAAGAATACGAGCGCGAAGTTGTCGAAATCGATGAGAAATACAAAGGGCTAGACCCTGACAAGAAAATTTAATACGAGTTGAACCGCTTGCATCTGTAAGCGGTTTTCTTATGCCCTCCGTGCTTGACGGCAGGGCATTTTCATTAAAGGAGGTCATACAATGACAAAGGAGGAACTCAAAGCTCTCGGGCTGACCGACGAGCAGGCGGCGAAGATTGCCGATGACTACGAGAAAAACTACGTAGCGAAGAGCAAGCTCGCCGAGAGGGACGAGGAACTCAAGACCGCAAAGGAGGAAAGCAAAACGGTCAAGAGCGAGCTGGAGAAGCTCCAGAAGGATCACAAAGACAATGCCGAGCTTGTCAAGCAGTTGGAGGAAATGAAAGCTGCGGGTGAGGCGCGCGAGAAGGAGCACGCCGAGAAACTTGAACAGATGCAGTTTGACGCACTGCTCGAGAAGACGCTCGTCGGCAGCAAGGCAAAGAACACCGCCGCTGTGAAAGCCCTGCTCGATACGTCCGTACTCAAGCGTGACGGCGAGACGATTAAGGGGCTCGATGACCAGCTCAAGAAGATCAAGGAATCGGATGCGTACCTTTTCGAGGAGGCAAATCCGATGCCGCAGATTGACGGCTTGAAGCCGGGGAGCAGCGCGGGGGCGCATGGTGAAACTTTGACGATTGCGCAGCAGTTTGGGCAGGCGCTTGGTATTTAAGAGGAGGTAAAACAATATGGCAATCAATACGCTTGAAATGGCAAAAATTTTCCAAAATGAACTCGATAAGCAGATGCTCGTCGGGGCAACGTCCGGCTGGATGGAGACGAACGCGGGGAACGTGAAGTACACGGGCGGCGATACCGTGCGCATGCCCGAGATTTCGACCACAGGCATGGCACAGTACGACCGTGACAACGGTTTTAATCAGGGTGCCGTTACGCTCGCGTACAAGGACTACAAGCTCACGCAGGATAGAGGGCGCACGTTCCATCTTGATGCAATGGATGTGGATGAGAGCAACTTCATCGCTTCAGCGGGCAACGTTATGGGGGAGTTCCAGCGCCTGCAGGTGATTCCCGAGGTGGACGCATACCGCTATTCGCGCATCGCGGCACTCGCCAAGGGGGCATCGCATGAGACGGCTACGTTTACCCCGGATAAGGACAATATCCTTGAGCAGCTCGACGCGGAAATCACGAAGATTCAGGACATCGTCGGTGACAGCGAAGGGCTTGTCATCATCATGTCGACGCCTGTCCGCACGGTGCTGAACGGCGCGAAGAACATTCAGCGCTATCTCGACGTGACGCAGTTCAAGGCGGGCGCAATCGACACGAAGGTGCGCACCTACAACGAGATTCCGATTCTCCCCGTTCCGTCGGCGCGTATGAAGACGGCGTACGTATTCAACGACGGTAAGACCGCAGGGCAGGAGAAGGGCGGCTTCAAGGCTGACACGGGGGCGAAGTCCATCAACTGGATCATCCTGCCGCGCCGTGTGCCGATTGCGATCTCGAAGACGGACAAAATGCGCATCTTTACGCCGGATGTCAACCAGAAGGCGGACGCGTGGAAGCTCGATTACCGCAAGTTCCACGACCTGTGGATTCCGAACAACAAGCTCGCGTCCGTTTGGGTTAATACCGGCGCATAAGGAGGTTATGACCTATGGAACGTTTTGTACGGCTGAATGAAGTTCAGTATGCGGACACCGAGGCGCAGCGCGATGTGCTGATCGCCTCGGGCTTTGCTCCTGCGCCGCTGCCCGGGGAATCGGCGGATGAGAAAGCCGCAGACGATAAGGGCAAAGCGAAGAAGGGCAAGTAAAGGTGGTGCATGATGGGGCAGGAAAACGCAGCACTGCTGATTAAAAGCTGCACGGGCTACACGGTCACGGCGGAAGATGACGCTCTGCTGCAATATCTCTATCAGAGCGAGCAGCAGCACATTTTGAACGTCTGCAACTGCGCGGAATTGCCCGCAGAACTGGCACTCGTACTCGATGAGACGGTTGCAGGGCGATTCTTGCAGCTGCGCAAGGCTGCTGTTTTGGGCGACGCTGCGCTCGATGTTGTGAAGTCTATTCGGGAAGGCGATACAACGGTCGAGTTCGGCGGCAAAAGTGCAGAGCAGCGCCTTGATGCCATCATCGCACTATGGACAAAGGAGCGTGATCTCTTATGTTTCCGCAAGCTGCGTTGGTGAAGGCAAGAGGCGCTGTTGAGTGGATGTATGCCGACCGTGCAACGATTATCACAGAAGAAGATACCGTAGACCCCAAAACGGGCATTGTGGAGACGCATAAGGTCACCGCGTCTCCCGCACCCTGTCGGCTGTCGTATAAGCGATTAGCGGCAGCGACGGGCGACGGTATCCCCGTGATAGCACAGTCGGTGACGCTGTATCTCGCGCCCGAAATATCTGTACCAGCGGGGGCGGATATCGACGTTGAGCACGGCGGCCGTATCCTGCATTTTAAGAGTGCAGGGGCGTCTGCGATTTATGCGTCACATCAAGAGGTGCCGCTTGAGATTCGGGGTGTGCACGGTGGGTAAAGGCGTAGAGATTGATTTCAGCGGGTTTGAGGAGCTTAATGAAAGGCTCGCGAAGCTGCGGGACGCACAGTCGATGCGTGCCGTAAAGAAACGGACGTTGTTGCGTTTGGGTCAAGTGTATTTGCGGGAAGCAAAACGCAATACTCCCGTCGGCGTGTTTCAAGAGGTGGAGCGCAACGGCAAAATCTACCGTACGGAATCGGAGCATATGCGGCGGTCGTGGTCGGCTGGCCGCGTGCAGTTCGAGGGCACCGTCGCTAAGGTCGGTGTGTTCAACTCTGCGTCATACGCGTCCTACGTCAATGACGGACATAAGCAGACACTGGGGCGATATGTTCCTATCCTCGGCAAACGACTCGTCAAGGGCTTTGTCGATGGGCTAAACATGGCGGAGAAAGCCGCTGCAGCAACGGAGAAAAGCGCGAAAACGATTATGGAAGATGCGATAAAAAAGCATTTGGAGCAGTGGAGCAATGACACACATTAACCGCATCATCGAGGGGCTGGGGGCGAAGCTTCACGCACTGACGGGCTGTCCCGTCTATGTGGATTTCAAGAAGAACAATGTGCAGTTTCCGTGCTTCCGCCTCAAACTGCTTGACCAGAGCTCCGAGCATGTCCTAGGCGGCCGCTACATGCAGGAACACCGTTTTGATATTTGGTACATCCTCAATGACGCGGACGAGGTGACGGACGGCCGAAAAGAAATTCACGAAATGGCGGAAGCGCTCTTTATGGCGCTCGAGTACATCACACTTGAGGACGGAACACAGGTGCGCGGGGAGGAGATGAGTTATCGCGTCACGGACGGGATTCTTCACTTCTTCGTCGTGTACAACGTGTTTGTCTTGAAGGAGCGTCCGCAGGCAGAGAAGATGCAGACGTTAAACGCAAAAGGAGGCGTAAAACATGGCGGATAAGAAAACGGCGGCAGAGCCGCAGCAGGAAGCCGCATTTGACGGTGAGACCATCATCAAATCGGCAAAGTATAAGCGCTACGCAGATATTCTGGCCTGTCTCTTGGATGAGGGGCAGCTCTATACGCATGCGCAGATTGACGAGATGCTGAAAAAGGCGCTCAGTCAGCCAGTGACGCAGGACATCAACGAATAAGGAGGCAACTATGGCATTAGGCGGCGGTACGTGGCTGTTTCAGAATAAGAAACTGCCGGGAACGTACATCAATTTTATTTCCAAAGACAGGGCGATGACCGACATTGCCGACCGCGGGTATGGGACGATGCCCCTTGTCCTCGATTGGGGCGTCAGCGGCGCGGTGTTCCGCGTCGAAGCGGAGGAGTTCCAGAAGAACTGTCAGGCGATCTTCGGGTACGACTACGGCCATGAGAAGATGCGCCCGCTGCGGGAGCTCTTTTTGAACCTCAAGACAGGCTATTTCTATCGCCTCAACGGCGATGGGACGAAGGCGACGAACACGCTTGCCACGGCGAAATGCGCGGGCGTGCGCGGTAACGACATCACGGTCAGCGTACAGAGCGACCCGGACAATACGGGGAAGTTCATCGTCTACACCTACCTCACGACGGACAGCATCATGAAGACTGTCGACAAGCAGGGCGCCGTAGCGACTGCCGCAGACCTTGAGGATAACGATTATGTCGTATTCAAAAAGGACGCGACGCTCGCCGTTACGGCGGGG